CGTCATTCGAGCTAGCATTTTTTCGATCTTCTTTTTCCTGTTTTCCGCCAGTGTGGGTTTTGGAATAGCTGAGGCCATTACGGCACCTGCGAAACCAACCAGCACCAAAGCGGCTAACATGTTAAATCCTGGCTATCCATTGTGCGCTAGCGAAGCGCTGTTGGACGAAATGACACAGGCCTATGTTAATGAAGACATTAACCAGCGGGCTTTCTTATACGAAAACGGCTGCATGAAGTCGTCCACCGATATCGCGTTTTCGGTCGTTAAGAAACACTTTACTACTGCGGAAGTGCGTATTTACTTACCGAACAATCAAACCGCAGTCGTCTGGACGAACATCGAAGCGATCAAGCCTTAATCTCCGCTTCTATCCGGGTGGTAAAGCCGCCCGGTGAAAAGTCGTGCTCCACACGCTTGGCGGTCCAGTCGCCGCCATCGATACCCGCTCTAAAGCCCATTAACAGCAGCGGCGATTCTGCAAACAAATTAGGATTGCCCACCGCTAAATTCAATTCGACCGTTGACGCCCCCTGGCTTAGCTTTTCCAGCTTAGCCTTGGCCGCGTCGATGGCTTGCTGCTCTGTGTCGTAGGTGTGGCGTAGGGTGTATGCCGGCTTTTCTGTGCTCGTCGAAACTGCTACCTTTTGACCAGTCGCCTTATTGTGCCAGGTCGCTGTCGCGGCGGCATACTTGCCGCGATCCGCCAATGTGGCGCGAAAACTAGAGCACATCGATTTATTAATGGCGATATATTTAAGCGATTGTCCACTCAAGCTTTTTGATAGGCCTGACTGCGCTAGAATCAGCAAATCATTAGTGACTTTAGCGACGCCGTTATGCTGCTCGGCCAGGCGGGTTAGAAAGTGCATATCGGACTCTTCAGACTGATCGATATGCGTAAACGATACACTGGCCAACTCGCTCGCCACCTTGCCTGTTAAGCCGTTTTCGCCGGCAATGGTATTAACCAAGTCGCCCAATGTCACGTTATCGAAACTGCGGGTTTTCTGGCTTTTTAAGTCCTCGCGCATGTCCGCTGCTTTGGCATTGATGCGGATCGTTTGCGGAAATCCGAACATCTCCACCTCGTCCACGGTGTACACGCCCAGCAAAACAAGGCCGCGGATGGTGTACCCTAGGTAAACGCTTAATTTCGCACCGTGGCGCGGCAACGCAATCAGGCCGTCGCGGTCGTCTAATTCGATGCTGCAGGTATCCGATTTAAGCCCAGCCTCATCGCTGGTGCGAATGCTTATCAGGCGCTGATTGATGCGCCCGGTGATGTCCGCCCCATCCGCTAACACCTTATAGATAGGTGTCATATCAATCCCACAATTTCAAGGCAGCTTCAGGTTCGGCCGCGGGCAATTCCGGCAAGTCAATAATCATGCCGGCTGGCAACACCGGGCCGATATCAGCCAAGCCGCGATTCGCCTCATAAACCGCCTCGGTTGCGCCTATTTGCCCGCCGTAATGCTTAAAGCAAATATTGTCCAACATGTCACCGTCTTTAGTGCGATATTGAATCATAAATCGTCCCCATAGCGCGTTAACTGCAGCGTGAACGACTGTTTACGTGGCACGCCATCGCTAAAAAACACCTCTTGTGTTTCGCGGATCGAATTAATCACCCACTTGCCCCACACATAACCGCGACCGTCCAATAGCATCAACGGAATGCCCTTGCCAGCCTCGGCGCGCATGTTGTCAATTTGACCGATACCGCCGGCATAATCCGGGTAAATATCGCCTTCCAAAGTGATGGTTTCGGCCTCGTAGCCGGTAAACTGTTGCGCCGGGCCTTGGCCGTAACGATCCTGGCCTTGCCAACGATAGCCGCTAGAGCGGGTAAACGCCTGATAGGCTGCCGTGGATATGGAAAAATTGAACGCACCCAGGCGCATCATGATGTTAATCATGCAATGCCCGCCGCTTATCCGCTTTTTGCCGGCTCAATAGCTCGTCAGCCACGTCTCGCGCTAAAGATTTGCTGTTTTGCCCAGGCTGCTGGGTGATATTGATGGTGTTTTGCTGCGTCACGCCGCCACTTGCACCACCTTTAACGCCCGGCAGATTAGGCAAGGATTTAGCCGGTACCGGGCCCATAAATCCGGCTTTAGTCGGGCCGCCCGCAGTCGCGCCCACCGGCCTCATGCTGGCATTGGCGGACATGCTAAAGGCATCGCCAATGCTCGCGCCCACGCCTTTAACCCAACTAACGGCTTTACCCAGCCAGGCGAATTTTTCGCTAAACCAGGCCATAATCGGTTCCCAGTTTTTATAGACGGTGTACGCCAGCGCCCCAAAGGCGGTTAAACCCGCCACCACCAAGCCAATCGGGTTAGCAGTTAGCGCCGCATTCCAGGCCCATTGTGCTGCCGCCGCAGCGCCAACGTAGGTAGCATAACCTGCCACACCGGCCGCCAATGCCCCGACGATATAAACTACACCCGGAAAGGCTTCTACCACATCGGCCGCCCAAGTAGCTACCGCTGCCATGGGCTGCAATACCATATTTAAAGCCGGCAGCAATACGGCACCGAATCCCACGCCGACTTCGCCAACGCGATTTCCCATGATCTCCAACTGCGCTGCCGTTGTACCCAAACGCGCCGCAAACTCCCGCGACATACTACCTTCAGCCTTTTGACTGCCAGCCATTTCGATTTGCTTGCGATATTCCGCCACCCCGCTGGCCAGCTTGGCCAACGTGTCAGAATGCTCCAACCCGACCAAATCCGCCAACACGCCCAGGCGCTTATCGGACGGCATTTTATTGACCGCATCCAGCACCTTTAATAGCGTGCCTTGCGCATCGACTTGCATGCCTTTTTGTACGTCTTGCAGACTCAAACCCAACTGATCCATAGCCTCTTTAAAGGGCTTGGTGCCGCTTTCCGCCGCCGCAAATTTCTGAAAAATCGCATTGGTCGCGGTGCTGGCGGTTTCTGTGGTTTCGCCCAATGACAGCAAGGTGGAACCCAGTGCTGCCATATTGTTGCCGGTGATTTTCACCGATGCAGCGACACCGCCCACGCGGGTTAAAAAGGTAATGATATCGCCGCCTTTTGCGAGCGCGTTATCATCTAAATAATTGATGGTATCGCCCAATTGGCCGATGACCGGAATCGGAATCTTATACAGATTAGCGATCTTCCCCATGTTGTCCGCCAATTCAGCGGCGGGCAGACCAAAAGCGCTGGACATAATCGCCGCTTGCTTGGTAAAGCCGATCAGCTCATCCTTGGCAATGCCCATGCGCGCACCGGCTTCCACCATAGCCGCCAGTTCATTGGTGGCAATCGGGATTTCCCGACCCAACAATTGAATCTCTTTACGCATACCGGTATAGACGGGTGTGAGCTTGCCGCCCGCATCCCGCGCGCCTTCCACTTGTTTGGCCACGCCCAGCATGGCGGTTTCAAAGGCAATGGCTTGCTTGATCGGCTGCGCAAACGCATACGCCGCACCGGCAAAGCCCGCGACACTACCCAAGCCGGTACCGCCGCTGTCTTTATAGCGTTTGGCTTGGGCTTTGTAGATATCGCCCACGCGAGAACCGGCTTTTTTGGTGGCCGCTTCCAGCTTGTGAATTTCGCGATTGGCCGCGGCAAAAGTCGATTTAAACCCACCGGCTAACGACGCGCCAATCTTGATACCCAGAGCGATATTACTGCTCATTTTGCAAGCTCTTGAGTGTGTCCAACCAGGCGCTTAGCTCGTGGCCATCCAAGGCCAGCAACTCCGCTAAACTCCACCCGGTGTGACTGGCCAATGCTACGCATGCTTTTCGAGCGTCGGCCGGGCTGAAGACAAAAAACCGCGATACGCCTCCTGCAATTGCAGATAGTCGGCCATATCTAGCGCCTCGATGTCGCTGGGTGCGACTTCGCACAAATTGGAGAACATCGCAATTTCCTTCTCGGCATCCGAACCTTTTGCCTTTTCCGCTGCCAGCATATCCCTAACGCGCGGGCGGCGCATAGTTAATGCTTTGGTACCGTTTTCTAACGGGTATGTCAAGGCAATGTTAACGTCGCTCATTTGTCCGCCTTAGCCGCTTTCGGCGCTGGCTTCAACCGTACATGACCCGACAACACCAGGTATTTCGCCTGCCTCGGGTTCAGCTTAACGATATCGCCCACCGCACGGCCTTCGTGCGCAATCACTACTTGATACTCTTGCATGCTACATCCCCAGGTTTTTGCGGGTAACCGCCAATTGATCCACACCGTTAACGATCCGGATCATATTCGGCACATCGATTTCGTGAATCACCACCTCATCGATAGTGTGCTTGTAATACCGCAGCGCCACCATAACTTTCAAACTGGCACGTTCGCCAGGCTTCCAACTGCCGGGGTCCACTTCTTTTAGCGTGCCTTGCAGCTGAATGACCACCGGTTTCTCGGTGCCGTCTTCGCTGCTAATCGACCCGCGCATTGTTAACGGCTTGGTATTGCCGGGCGCGAGGCCGAATAGCGCCAACACATCGGCGTCGTAATTGGTCAAGGAAAAGCTGGCTTCCAGCTTCTCCATACCCATCTCAACCTCAACCGGGGCATCCATGCCGCCGTTGCGGAATTCGTCCGTTTTCATGGTCAGTTTAGGTGGGCTCAGTTCCTCGACGTTACCGGCATAACCCCGGCCGTCCACGAACAAATTCAGGTTTTTTAAAATGTCGTTCAGTGCCATTAGAACAGCTCCGCTATGTAATCGTTAACCAAATGGCTGCGGAACGTGATATGTTCTGCAGGGTATGGCGGGGTAAAGTCAAAGTCGAAATAGACCTTGCCCTGGCTGATTTGGTCCGGTGTGTTTAAGTCCGGATCGGCCCAGCAGCTGCCGCCCAAAATCGCCCCCACCGTCACCAGGTGGCGCAAGTAATCGTTGACACCTTCCACCACGTCTTCCAGATAGGTTTTAGTGATGTTGCGATCAACCGCCCACAAATGCGCTGCCATCAATGATTCGTGAATCATATCCGCCACCCGCACCACGCTTAAAAACGCCCACTTTTGATCGGCCGAACAGGTGCGATTGCCCCATAAGCGGTAGCCGTCTTTTTGAATGATGGTCGCCACTTCGTTCTCGTTCAGATAGTTGGCGCGAGAGTTCACATCACCCAAGCTAAAATCGATTGAACGACTGGTGCCGATAATGCCGTACATCTCGCGATTCGACGGGCTCCACCAAAAGCCCCGCTCGTTGTCCGACTTGGAGATCATGCCGGCCACCCGGGCGGATGCGGGTTGATTGATTTCCGAGTTAGATACCGTGTCCCACACCTTCACCTGCGGATCGACCACATACACCCGCTTGCTGCCAAAGTTTTCCCTGTAGCTAATGGCGCTGGCGTCGTCGCTGTTCGGGCCGTCGGCAATAATGACCGCTTTAAGTTGATCGGCAATGCCCAGCAACTCGGACACGACCGCTTGATCGTGCGAATAGCCCGGTGCCACCAAAATGCGCGGCTTCACCTTAACCACCGATTCCGCATTCAAAAACGCCTGTACGCCGGTGTTGGTACCGCCGATGATGTTGGTTTTAGTCGCTGCAAAATCTACACCTTCCGCCACACGGATCACTACAATCATGGCTCCTGCTTGGTCGAAAATGGCGTCGATCGCATCCGGCAGCGTGCCTTCTTTGGTGCCCACGGTATCCAGTCCGGCCGCCTCGTTGCGGCTGCCGGTCACTAACACCGGAGTATTCAATGGAAAGGCTTCATTTGCGCCGCCGCTTAATGGTTGCGCTTTAACCGATGCACCCACCACGCCTGAGCCATCCGACGTGCTCGTATTAGCCGCGCCCACCAACAACGACGCCGCCGCGCTGGCAGTAATAGCCGCAATCACCAGGGCAGCGGTCGATGTAATCAACCCGCTGCCGTCAGTCGCCAAGTTAACGGTAATCGCGTTAACCGATACCGACACACTTAGCGCTTGGCTGTTGGCCTTGGGGTCTTTTAAATGCACGGTAATATCGTTAGCCGCCTTGCCCGCCGTTACAGCAGTAAAGGTGATGGCGTTATTACTGGCCACCACGCCGGTCAACAGGCTGGCCGTAGCCGCCGCGCGTGAATTGGGAGCCGTACCGATCAAGCCGATAACGCTCGATTTAACGGTGCTAATCGGGCGGGCACCGTCGTCGATTTCGACGATCTCCACCCCATGTAAAAATTGTTCAGGCATGTCGGTTCCTTATTCTGTAATAGATAAAGCAAGTGCAAACAGCGCATCGATCTCCGCGTCTGTTTTATTCATGGATGCCGCCAACGCGGCGACAATAGGGTGGGTGCGTTGGAACGTCGTGGCATACTCCCACATGTCTTTTGTATCCTGATCGGCAGCGGCAATGGCGGACTCGACGTCAGCGCGTAAAGCTGTTTGCGTCATGGCTCTGCGCATTTGCCACGACGAACAAACCATGGCAGCACGCACTTCTTCTATGCTTGGAGCTGGAGCCGGAGGCGGTGTAGGCGTAGAGCCCACCGGCGGTGAAACGCCTAACTCGGTAATGATATGTTTAGAGCCGTCGGCCAGATAAAACACCAAACCGCGAAAATCGGCCAAGACAGACCACGCATCACCATCAAAAACGGCTTTTTGATTCGCAAGCACAGACGGGGGCGCGATAGCGGTCGCATAGGCGGGTATTAAATACTCTCCCGGCTCCAAAGGCGATTCGTCGGCTATGCCAGTGTTTAAATATTCGCCGGTTTGCGGATGTATATTATAAATATTCATCGAACCCTCAATATTTTATGCATGCTAAAAGCGCCATATTGCGCGGGCGCGCGTCGCCTGGCGTAACGGGCACATCCCCCGCGGCTGTGTTGTCGCCCCATGTATGGCCATTCAATGTGATTTGCTCTAAGACGCTAAATGCACCGTTTGCTACGTTATATAAACCGGTGCTAATCGTCAGATAGCCGGCATAAGCCGACTGCGCAGAACCAAACGCCCTAGCCGCATCAACCCCGCGCCCATCATCCCAGGCCCGTAAAAACTCGCCGCGCAAATCGGGCAGATTAAACGTGGTACTACCGTCTCCCACGCCAAACGCTGTGCCAATCGCCGCAAATAATGCCGCATACGTGGTGCGCGATACCGCCGCGCCGTTGGCTTTTAGCCAGCCTGTCGGCGCGGACGCTTTTGCAAAATACGCCACCGCGCCCGACTCGGCTAAGCCGGCGGCCAGCAACGCATCGACCTGCGCTTTAAGCCACGTCGTGCGGTTGGCCAGATTAATCGCTGCAGCATTCGATTTGCCACCAGCGCCTCCGACTACCGCATCGGTCGTTTCTATTTGATACACACCGGCATCGTAGGTTGCCGATTCGGGTAAATTAGCCATTACAGCACCCCGCCATTGTGTTGATAGGTTCCGTCATAGGTCACCGTGTCGTTATATAAAAGGTTCATAAAAATGAGGTTCCGCAATACCGAGCGGGCGTTTTTATAGCGTGCGATACGGTCTTTAATTTTTTGAATCATGCCCGCATCCGGCGCAACGCCAACATTTAAAACCACATCAAATAGCGGCCACACGCCATCACTGCCGTGGGTAAAACTGCCGTCGTAGGTATGTAAATCGTTGTAGTAATACAGCTCGCCTTCGCGAATCTGCACATTGTCGTAACCGAGCGCCTGAATGGCGGTTTTAATCGAATACGGCGTGCCTTTGTGGCTATGCACCTCATAACTTGCTGCCACCGTGGCCCGCTTTTGCGCTTCGCTCCAGCTCTCGTCCCACTCGTCAACAGACAGCGCCCAGGCCAGCCAGGGCAGTAAATCCGCCGGGCAGGTGACAGGGTTCCAGAGCTTGACAATTTCAACCGGCACCGCACCCATACGCGCCGCGCTATCGTCTAGCGCATGCTCTTGCTTCGTGGCATTAGGTGGCAGCAGATTAGACACCTAAGCCCCCATTGGTTAGCGTGATGCCGGTGCAATAGCCCACCTCGTCGCTATCGATGGTCACATCCGCGCCCGGACTGGCCAGGGTCACGTTTTGCACGCCCGGCTGATGCAGCGCGGCAAAAATGCCGGATCGGGTCACGTCATAGCCGATTTTGCGCTGTGCCGCAATGTAAGCATCTAACGCCGCAGCAGCCGCGGCCAATACCGTGGCAGAACTGGGGCCGTCGTAAAAGGTTAATGTCGCGGTCACGGCATAATTCACCACCGCAGCCGAGCGAATTACCACCCGATCGGTCAACGGCCGCACGCTGTCGTTATTAATCGCCGCATCCACCTTGGCCAGCAAATTGGCATCGGCTGTACCGTCGCCGGTACGCGACAACACGGTAATCGCCACATTGCCGGGCTCCGGGCTGACCAGGTGCGCATCGGAATCAATCACCACCGTGCTGCCGGACATGTGAAACTCCACCGCCTCGACCGCGATATCGGCCACATCGCCATCGGCACCCAGGCCGTGAAAAATGTAACTGCCGGACGGGCCGGCGGTGCTCAGCCCTTCAAACGCCAACTGCACGCGGGCTCTAAAATCGGTGTCGCTTTCATACACCGCCGGCGTCGGCGGAATGGTCGCATCGTTGGCGGGGGTGATTAACAAGCGGCTGACGTTAAAGTTAGCTGCCAGGTTATCCAGGTCGGTGCCCACCGCATGCGCCAACATCACGCCGCGCGCGGCATCATTGACCCGTTGCCGAATAATCAGCTCGCGATAGGCCGCCACTTCTAAAATTTTGTAGGCAGGGTCTGACTCTACCAGCGCACTAAAACTGCTATCGCGCGCCTGCAGATCGGCCAGCATCTCGGCAAAGATGGTTTCGAAATCCAACGCCTCGACAATAGCTGGGGCGGCGACTTGCGCTAAATTAATTTGAGTAAACGCGGTCATAGAATAATGCCGTCCAGCGTAATGGCTTTACCGTCCGGGCGGTACTTGCCGTACAGGGCCAGCTCAACGCGGCCCGACTCTGCAGCGTGATTAATCACCACACGCTCTAGCAGCAAGCGCGGCTCCCACCTGTCTAGCGCTTCCGCCGTAGCGGCCACGATGTCGATAATGGTTTGGCTATTCAGCGGCGCATCTACCAAACCAAAAAGCCGCGAGCCGTACTCGCGGCGCATGACACGCGTGCCGATAGGGGTTAATAAAATGTCGCGGATGGATTGCTTTAAATGATCGATGCCGCCCAGGGCTCGACCGTTTTTGTTGTTAACGCCAATCATACCGGCACCCCAGTATTCGACGCCCCGGCCTGCACGCCGCCATGGACATGATCATGCAAACTGATGCCGTTAGCCACCACATCCACGCTGGCTGTCAGCGTACCGGTTAATGTAATGTCGCCGTCAATCGTAATGCCACCGTCGGCTACCAGTTCTAAAGTGCCGCCCGCAGGCAACACCGCTTTTAAATGATGCGCCGCGCGGTCATACTCAATCACCGCGCCATCGGCATAGGTTACATGATGCTTGTCTACGCTATCGACCGGAGCCGGGTAGGCCGTTTGAAAAACCCCCGCTAGCACCACGCCCTGATTAAATTCGCCCGAGGGCGATAACACCAGCACTTGTTCACCGACTTCCGGCGCATGCCAGGATTTATCAGAACTGGCGCGACCCGTTAACCACGGCAGCCAACCGGTTAAAATGTCGCCAATGTTAACGCGCACTTTCGCGCCCGCGTAGTCTGCTTGGGCGATGCGGCCCAGTCTAATTAAATTCGCCAGGCGGCGGTCTAATTCAGCTTGCTCGAAACTCATTACGCCACCTGCTCGTAGTCGTTTTCGTAGCCTGTGCCGATGGCGGGCGACAAACCCAGCCACACTTCAGACGGCACGATGCCGGTTTCCAGCTGGTCGAACTGCGTAACCAGCAGGGAAAATTCGGTCTCGTAAAAGGGGTGCCGGCTGCCTAGATCGTATGTCACATTAATCGCGTCACGCTCTATTTTGTAGCCAGGGGCAATAATGGCATTGGCCAGCGCCGCCAAGATCAGGTCTTCAGCCTCGGCGCAGCGAGACACGCCCAAAATAACCTCGCCGTCCGTCTCGTGATTACACAACCCCAGCACGACGCTGATATTAAATTGGTCGCCTAGCGCGTAACCGCGCTTGGTTTTGACCGGCACGTAGCACAGTACCGGATAGTCGTTTGCATTACTAAAGCGCTTGTAACCCAACCAATGCCGGGCAGCCTTGCCGTAATGATCGGCAAAAAACGTGCTCAACCCGGCGTCATTCGCCAGTCGCACCTTCAACGCCGATAATGCTGTTAATGCACTCAAAACACTCTCCGAAATAGCTTAACAGAGAGTGTACGGAGTTTAGGGGATTAGCTTAATGCGAAGGGGTTCGCGGGGGGGTTATGGCTGCGGATAGGTTAACCGCGTCTTGTTGATGCTTAGTTCCATGTTGTCTTTCATGCCTGAGCCATTGTCAGATTTTCAACCATTACCCGCCCCAATTTTAGCACTGCAGCACCTGCAGCACCGTCAAATATCACCCTAACGTTAAACGACATGGCTGTAGCACGAGCTGTAAATTCGGGCAATGTAAATGCAGGTGTTAAAAACGTGCTAGCAAAGTCGGTATCATCAAAATTGGTGGGTACTGAGTTGATAGCATCCATTTGGTAAACAGACCCATCAATTGTACAGCTTAGATATGCTTTTAATTGCCCTACATTAGTCATGCCGGACATTGAGATAGCACACCCCATTCTAATAGTTTCGCCTGGCGTGTTTCTGACCCAGCTCGCTGTACCATTGATAGATACCTCTGCCCCACTGGATGCACCGGAAATAGTCGCTACGCAATCATTACCAATACCATCTGCACGCGCTGGTGATGTTACCGCAACCGTAGCCGTACCGGATAGTAATCTAACCTGAATATTATCAGGTGGAGAACCAGACACACCTGTGCCTGATATTGTTCCGCTTGTTCCCTGCATCAGTGGATTAGGTGCGCCATTGCTGCCGAGTGTAAACGTTTTTGTTCCGCCTATAGGTCCAGCCGCCGCACCTTCTTTTACTGGGAATACGAATGTGTCTGTATCAATGCGTGTTACAGTTTTTACACCCTCATATTCATATGCCCCTGGGACATACATATTAACAACATCGCCAGTAAATACGCCATGCCCTGCTATTATTGCTGTAGCAAGACCGTCGGCAGACGTGAGGGTGGTAATCGCTGTATCTGTTGCCGCATAGGTTTCATTGAGCGATTTTGGTAGTGGGTCGTAAACAGGCAGGTATGATGCAAAGATTGGCTCAAGCACTTGTTCGCCAATCGCTCTAGCGCCTGCTGCTGAAAAATGCAGGGCATCACTGGCCACTAGATTTGCATTAGCAACACCGGTTGCGCTGGTTTTATCAACAATGACGCCGTATGCGTCAGCATAAAAATAATTTTCGGCGTTGTAGTTTTTACAGAAATTATTGATTAAAACGATTTGCGCCTGGCTGCGAGTATCATTCCCAGCATGGGAAGTCCCGAGCGGATGCAATGCCAGCCTGATAACTGTTTTGCCGCGGCTTAATAAATAGTCGAATATCTCAGTGAGTCGTTCAATGCAATAGCTCGCCCCGCGTTTATTGCCGCCGATAATGTCGTTAATACCGCCCGTTACAATTACTGTTTGCGCGTCGAAATTTAGAATCGCAGGCATATTGGCAATGATATCGTCTAGTATTCCTCCCGATTGCCCAATCGATGTGACAAACTCTGTTCGCAGCGCCTTTGCATTAGCCCACATAACAAAGTTACGCTCACTAATGCGCCACGGCTGCGTAATCGATGGTGAGCCACCTGCTGCACCTGAAACGCTGCTATCAATAGCATAACTGATCGTGTTTTTATCAATGACGCTGATTTGTTTAGTACCGTTAAACGCGCTAACCCCCGCGTTTGCAACTGTGTAATAACCGCCATCGGTTAACCCATGCGCTGTGACTGCGCCGGTAGCCACACCGTTTGCAGCGGCCAAAGAATTCACGATAGGCGCATTTACACACATACCAGCAATTGAGTCACCTAACACGATAACGCGGTTGTTTTTTGGATTAGCCGGCGCGCCATTGATGTATAATTTACCACCAATCCACACCGGCCCAGGATTATTCGCCAAACCACCTTCAGCATTGAATTCTGCCATCGACGCAAAAATATTATTCGCCGCATCCCCCGGCCGACTTTGCAAAACAGACCCCACCGC